CGCCCATTAGTCGATGGATGCCTGGTGATTGCTGACTTTACTGTCTGTCCATTGACAACATTTTTGATCACAACGATCTGATTTGGAAACAGCTTTTGACTACAGGCTGCTGGCGGCAGCACTAGCTCGCCAGCAGAGTAGAATTGATCGATCAGCTGCTCGTCAAGCTCTACGACTTCCACGCCTCGGTAAAACTTCTGCGGATCTGACGTCACCCTCATCTTGAGGTAGTCTTCACACTTGATCCCAAGGCTGTCGCACTTGATTCGAACGTTTACGTCTTTTGACACTAGGACGTATTGCGGATCATTCTTTTGGCTTAGCTGATAAGCTAGGGCGATGATGATGTTGTCAACCTTTGTCGCATCAAGCTCGCCTGGTAGGTCTAGCTTGACGCCTGGTTCAACTGCTACTACTTTTAAGGTTCCGCCGTTTGGTAGCTTGATGCCGTCCTTAAGGCTTCCGAGCTTCCTAAGGTCGTCAAGGCGTCGATTGACTTCTCTGGCTGTTTTCCCAACCTCATCTTGCCGAGTTTTATGCGCATCAAGCTCTTCTAGCGTAACGAGAGGTATGATCACATCGTTTTCTTCAAAAGAATGCATCGCATTCGCGTCACTCAGCAAAACGTTAGTATCAATGATGTAAGTCTTCAATTTTCCTGTCCTGAACGTGTGGTATTAACACACTCATTTAGCTCAAATACCAACCTTTTTGTACACGAAGAGCCTTCGTTGTTACATTATACCAACTCAAGCTGAGCACCAAACAATGCAAAAGGGCAAAAAACACTTGAACGTTATTCAAAAAGCAGACGACCAGAAAGTTGTTCCCGGTACAACGTGCTTTCGCGTACAGGCTCAGCATAACGTAAACTGCTTACGCAAGTCGTGCCCACAGTGGATTGAACACGCGGAAAGCAACAACTGCGTCATCATTGCTGCGCAAGATGGACCTCATACGCTTCAAAAAATCGGTCAAATTTACGGTCTGACCCGCATGAGAATCTGCCAGATTGAGAAGGGGATCTTTGAAAAGATCCGTAACATAAGCTAACGTTCATTTGTTGTTTTTCTGCGTTGCTTTGGTTTCCTTTAGTTTGTTAGTTGGCTTTGGTTTAGCTAGCCGTAAAGGCTTCTCAGGTTCAACTGCTTCCGCAGCCTCAACAACATCTACGGTTGCTATTACTTCGGGCTCAACAACCTGAACAAAGCTTGGCTGCTCAACTGATTGAACAGGCTCCGCTGCAACAAACTCAATCGCGGGTTCAAGAACAAATTCATCTAGATTTGTTGTCACAGGTTTAACTTCCACATCAGCCAGCAACGCTTCGTCAGCAACAACGTCTTGCTTCTCGGACTCAATGTGCCTAGCAACGTGATGTTGGCTTTGCAGCCGACCAGAAGGTCTAACGTTTTTGTAGGCTACCTTTGGGTTAAGGGCCAAATCATGGATGTCTCTTAACACTGCTTTTGATGATGGCATTACTTCTCCGACGCTAACGATAAGTAGGTTCATACAGCAGTGGGTGCCTATGAGGCACCCACACAAGCTTCAAAAGCCCTTTGACACCTTAGGCTTTCTTTTCCTTGGGCGGCTTGTTGGCCTTCTTTTCCTTGTCAAGGCTGATGGTTAGCTTGACAAGCTCAGCAGCGCGCGACTTCAGATCACGTAGCCCTTTTCGTACACGAACCCCAGAAGAAGCATTTCCGTTTGCATTTTTCTGCATGTCAAGCTCAAGGGCCTCGACAAGAACCTTCAGTTCATTCCACTTTGACACAACGCTCGATTCATCCATTACAAAACCTCCAACATGACACTATCATACCTGGGCATCCTGTAAACCATTTTGTTCAACGACGACCGCTTGTTACAAATGACTTGATGAAGTCATCTGGAAACAGCGCTTGGTTGAGCTTAAAGAAGTAATCCCAGTCCTCGTCTAAGATGTAGGAAACCGCATGGTCATTTTCGTTTCGAACGCTTCTGCCCATTGACTGAATCACAGCCTTTGCCGTTTGAAACGGGTACCATTTTGGATCACGAAGCTTTCTCTTTTTCACGACCTTGTCGCCAAGATACGGAAAGGGAACCTTGCACAGCACCTGAAACCTGCTTGCGTCATCAGCCAAATTAACGCCTTCCATCATCGATGGGGACAGCAACACGGTCGGCCGAGAACCGTCGATGTGATCTCGTAAAACTTGGTCTCTGTTTAGCGAATCATGGATCACCAACCTGTCGGATTTGACATTTTGACGAAGGTACTGTGCTACCTTAAAAGACACGCAATGAATAATCCCTTTGTCATTTGGGTGTTGGTCCATCAACATAGACACAACTTCAGCCATCTTTGGCAACGTTGATTCGATGTTGTTCATTGACATTTTACCAACGCCAAGGTAATGAATGGGTCTATTCTCAATCGGAAACGGGGAAGGTATCCTCAAAAACGCAGCATCGCTGGGGTTTATGCCAATTGACCGGCAGAAGATATCATGATCAACGATCGTTGCAGACATCATCAACACCCTGGCACCAAAACGATACAGCATGTCATGGCTATAGCTTGACACATCGATTGGCTTAAATTCATATTTGCGACCAGAACGAGTTCCTGGTTTCGGGTCAACAATGTTTACAACCCAGTTGTCAGGGTTGAAAGAAGCAACCAACCTGTTGACCTTGCAAATGTGCTTGTCCAGCATCTCGTATTGCTTGCTAATGTCTGTCAGGCCTTGCTCCTTAGCAACGCTTTTCTCTAGCTGTTTCTCCAGCTTAGCGATGTGCTTCACCAACGCTGGTTTGTATGACTTGGTCACCCACGTAAACACAGCTTTTACGTTATCATCATCGTTCTTCTTTAGAAGCGGCGCCCTAACCTTCAAAACATCCTTTGCAAACTTTTCTGAAAACGTTACTTCGATGAATTTGCCTAGCTCTAGCTCAACGTTATGACACTCGTCAATGACTAGAAGGTCCCTTGGTATGATCTTCCCTGCGTAAGCTGACTCAGCCAAGAAGTACGAAAAGTTCGTGATACCGATGTTTGCATCTAGAAATTCCTGCTTCTCAAGGACATAGGGACACATGACCTTGCAGCAGTTCCAAAAATCTGTGCCAGCCAGCTGTTTTCTAAGCTGCGTTAACAAGCGTCGAGAAGATGCACAAGTTTGATCTGTGTAATGCTTACACGTATAGTTTGAGCTAGACTTGATTGACCTCAACAGGTTTTTACCGTTGCTGCCAAAATCATTTACGTACTGATCCTGCAACACTTTCTGTGTTGTAAGAATATACGTTCCTGGAGACGTCTCCTCAGCGGAGACTGGCCTGGCCAGGCTGGCCAGATACCTTGCGACAGCAACGCCAGTTGCAGATTTGCCAACGCCTGTTCCGAGCTCAACAATCACAAAACGCTTTTGTTCATTTAGAAAAGCATTTGTGATGAAATCAACAGCCCTTTCCTGTTCTGGGCGAACGATGCTAAAAGGAAAGTATTGTTGCCAATCGTTGATCGTATGTGTTTTCATTCGCAGTGTTCTTGACACACAACTGTGTGACTTAAAACTACCGCCAAACTTGCTTCTTTACAACTAAGGAACGCTTGCAAAGATGCGATCAACGATACCGTACTTGACGGCTTTATCAGGCATGATGTAAAAATCGTGCCCTGCTTTCATGATTTTTTGAATCTGCGCAGGCGTTAGCTTGGTTTCTCGCGCTAACGTTTCCACAAATAGCTCTTGCTGCCTGCTAAATTCCTTTGCTTCGTTGTGAATTTCAAAAACGTTTCCAGAGGCGCTTCCCCAGATTGGATGCATCATGATCCGTACAGATGCGCCAATCATGCGTTTTCCTTTGGTTCCTGATGCAAGCAACAACACGCCAGCAGACATCACTTTTCCTAACGCAATCGTGTGTACTTCACAAGGAAGCAGCTTGATCGTGTCATAGAGACAAAACATCTCATCGATCGAGCCACCATACGTTGAAACAACAAGATAGATTGGTTTCCTGCTTGTGTTAGCCAGCTGAAGAAGCTGGGCGATGACCAACGAAATCGAGTGTTCGTTAACGTCACCGTGTAACATCACGATTCTGGAGTTATCGATCTGCCCATTGATCACCACAACTTGGCTGTCATCATGAGCGTTAATAGCAGGCTGAGAGTTAAACGTTGAACGACCCACCTGACGCCTCCTCAATCTTTTGGTTTGACAAGAACAACTCGTCGCCTGCTACATCTTTTACGCAGGCTGTGATTTCTCTCATCCTGTCCTGATCCTCAATCTCAAGGGCGAGCAAAAAGATGATCAACATTCGTTGTCGTTCAGTGACACCAAACTGTGAAATCTCACGAACAATCTGCCTACACACCAGATTTTCATCTGCTAGCTTTTCAGATTGAAGCTCACCATAAAGCATCTTGCTCATTTGATAACCTCGTCACGAACATAGTTGTCAACCTTAAACAACCGTTCGCCGATCAATCGAACGTACTTGCCTTGCTTTTGACCGTCTTCGGTGTCTGACGTCAAGACAACAAACTCTCCCCAACGTTTATTTTCAATTATGAACTGAACAGCTTCCCAGGTTGGAAGATCAGCATGGTTGTTGTCCAAGACTGCAGCTAACGTTTCTGGTAAGGAAGGCCTGATATCATCAATCGTTATGAGCGATGGCATCGATTCCCTGCTTTTGATGATCTCTGAGCGAGAGATCTCAACGACCTTGTGAACCAGGCCGCAGTTGGGACACTGGGCATACTTTGGTTTGACTACGTCGTTATCAATGACTGAAAACACAACGAACTGATGCCGAGGTGGCTGAGCCGCTTGCTTAAACTGCGGCAGCACACATCGACACTTAACCAAGTGTTTTTGCCCGATTATCACTCGTGTCCTATCGAAAAATTGAACGAAGCCAAGACCAAATCGTCACTTTTTTTTCGTAGGATTTTGGTTTTTGGCTGGCTTTGAAGCCTCAGGATCCGTTGGCTTGCTGGTTTTCAGCTCCTCATCAACAGACCTAGCAAACGACTTGAAGCCTTTGTTGTAACCTTCATCAGCAGACAAGCTAACGATCGTCAACAACCTTTCCAAGATGCTTTGTTCAATGGCTACTTGCCCGCTCCTGACAGCTAAAACGATGTTATTTGCAACGGTGTCTTTCACTGTCTCATGAAGCGCCCATGAAGACTTGCTGATCTTGTCAATTGGCTGCATGCTGCTCATTCCTACCTATACGTAAACTGTAACAACCTATTTAGCATGAGTAAATACAGGAGACGTTGTTAGTGAAAACGCTTAAAGAACGCTATGAGATCAAACAAGTTAACCAGCTTCAAGAACGCCTTGAATCTATCGATGGATTGATCTCAGAGATAGTTCGTGATGAGCGAAGCAGAATGATCTTTGAAGCCTTCGATAAGCAACAGATGGCAGCTGCCATCGACATCGTCAAAAAGCTAAGAGCAATCAATTTTGGCGGCATCTCTTCGCTGTCAAAGGCAAGAGACGTAGCTGTCGCTGACGTCACCAAGGTGCTCGGTGGCGACAAAAGCCAAGGTCTAATACGCAAAATCATCAACCTCTTCAAAGACCAAAAAGAAAATCCACTCGTAGACGTTCTCGCATTTGCTGACGCACTGAACAACTTCTTCAGTCAATTTACGCAGTACGTTTCTGCGTTAGGTGGCAAAGATGACCAGGTGTTAGGCTCTGTCGTCACTGGCAAAGAGCCTAACGAGCTAACAAACCCAGGCGCCCTAAGTTCCTTGAATCCAGAAGAAAAAAAGAAGCTAGGTGCGTTACAAAACGTCATCATCAAAGGATTTAAACCAGAGGGCGTTTTAGCAAACATTGGCAAGAATTGGGTCGACAAGTACCTCAAGGGAAAAGAAGGGCTTAAGCAGCTTGCCAACGACATGCTTAAGATGAAGCTCAAGGAGCTCAACGCAATAAGCGCATCAGTAACCAACAGCCTCAAAAACGTTGAAGCTGTCGGGCAAGCAGCTGCAGGAGCAGCTCAGCAAGGATCTTTGGGCACAACTGGAAGCACAGGCTCAGAAGTCAGCGCAGCTAGCAGCGCAGAGCAAGGCACAAAATCCACTAAACCAGGCGTGGTTGCTCCCGGCGCTCAAGTCGTAGACAACCCAGCCACAAAAAAGATCATTGACAAAATTAAGCCAGAAATGGACGCGCTCGGCGTAAAAGACGTGAACAAGCTCGTTGGCGTTCTTGAAAAGCTTGGTGTGCTCAAGCTGCCTGATTGACGATCGAGCCTAACCCTCGAAGCGTTGCTAAGCAACGCTCAGCATGGACGTTTGCAGCAAGGTACGTTGTCGTCAACATACGTTTGTCGTCAACAATGATGCTGCCGTGTTCCACCAACGACCTAACTGCGCGCAGCGCCCTATCGATCGCCTGGGACGCAACAACAAATTCCCTGTCGTCTGGCAGCCTAAGAACCACGTGGTTCGCCATCAATGATCTGATTCTTAGATCAAAGAGCCGAGCAACGTCGTCAACCTGTTCAGCCTTCTTTTGTTTCAAGAACTCAACGTGGGCCTTTACTGCTTTACCAGTCAAAGGTGAGGTCAACGCGACCTTCGTTGGGTAAATCACAGCTTCATCAATCACAGCAGCGTCGCTAAGCTTCACGCTGCTAATGAAATTGCCGTCATGATGTGAAATCAAACGGGCTCCGGCTGCAATTGAGATATCGTTAAGCGTATTCAATCCCTCTAGGTCAAATTTGACTATGAATGGGATAACTTTCAATGAACCCCTGTCGTAGTTAACGCGAAGCGTATGGCTAACTTCATCAGCTAAACCCCTGACGAACAGTAGGACAGGCACCTTTGCCTCTGCAACGTCCTCTAAAAACTGGTGCAGCTCGCTCACTGACTCTATCATCCCGTCAATGCAAACAATCCTTGGTGACTCTAGGCGAATGTTAAGCGGCCAAACAGGCGTTTCAGAAAACGAATACCCTCTTATGAGCTCTACCGAAGGTGACGATGTTCCCTTTTCAACCACTATCCTTCCAGCAAATCCAGCCATTTGCAGCGCAACATCGATCATTTCCTTGATGATCGGTCTAGAATCTGTAAGACACTCATCCAAGATCCAACGAACATCGTCGTTGGATGGAACCATCGACAGGCAGCTTCCAGGAACGGCTGGATAATCTTTTGGGTCTAGGACATGGTTACCTTTGGTGTTTTTTGTCAACATCTCCAGAAAGACATCAAAGGCACCTGGACCCATTTTCTCTGCGGCAAGTGCATGGTTCATCACGAGCTCATGCACTGCTTGGCAACTTTTGTCGCTAAACTTTAGGTTAAACACTGCTTGCATTCTTGTGTGAATGCAAAGGTTAGGGCCTACCTGGATTAGAACGCGTTTGTCAACGCGTTGGCTAAGCTCATACACTTTCTTTAAAACGTTGTCGACAACATTCTGAACGTTACCGTGACCCACAATAAAACATACACTAGTTTGTCGGCTTAGTGCATGGTAACGTGACCAGACACAAAATCATAGGCTAGCTTAGCGATGATCGTGATAAAGCTGCCAGCGATCGTAACAGCAGACCATTTGATGAAGGCAAAAACCCTTGATTGAAACTGCAGCAGCTCAGCGATCTTGTTATCATGCTCTTTCATCAGTTTTTCTCGATCTGATGCTAACGATGACTCCTTTTCCAGCGACCTCTGCAGCAACTCAACTAGCTGCTGCAGTTGGAAAACAGTCTTTCCGATGATCTCCACATTTTCCACGCTCTTTTTTGCTTGCTCAACGTCCTTGACCCTAGCAAACAGACCGTCATCAAGCCTGTAGATCGCTTCGTGTACCTGGTTGACCATTGACCCAATTTCACCCTGCTTTTCTTCAATCTGATCGACCTTGAGCAGCAAGGTGTCAAAGCCACCGTTTAAGGCGGCGCTGCTTAACACCTTATCTTGAAGCTGCCTCAGCACGTCCATTATTTGACTTCCTCCACCAGATCGATTCGATGTCGAAATTTTTTTGACCATTGTGATGAAACATCTCCTGTCAAGGTGCAAATTTAACAGAGTGATCAGATCGAAAATCGATCTAAGCTTCTACTAGAGAAGAGCTTCCACTAGAAAAGATCAGTCAACCAGATCTAGAAAGAGTAAGCTAAACGGGTAACTTTCTTAAGTATCTCCAGCGATCTACAAAATTTTGATCGTTAAACAGTGAGCCTGACCAGAGCTTAGAATCATGAAGAGGCTAAGCGTGTTTAACGATCAGATCTTCAATGTCAAACCTGTCTTAAGCGTTCCACAGACATGTAAGGTCATCTTTGTTGCCGACTTGTTTGTTGATGATTACGTCGGAGGAGCAGAGCTTACGACAGAGGCCCTGATCACATCAAGCCCGATCGAAACCTGGAAGCTAAGGTCACGAGACGTGACCCTGGACATCCTTAAACAAGGGTCAGACAAGTTCTGGATCTTTGGCAACTTTGCTGAGCTGAATCCCCAGCTCATTCCTTCGATCGTTGCTAACTTGCGTTACTCGATCTTAGAGTATGACTACAAGTACTGCAGGTTTCGCTCTCCAGAGAAACACCTACAAAACGCAGGAACGCCTTGTGACTGTCACAACCAGCTGAACGGAAAGCTAGTCTCTTCGTTCTTTTATGGGGCTATGCACGTCTGGTGGATGTCCGAAAAGCAACGAGAGCGGTACGTAACGATGTTCCCGTTCCTAGCAGACAAGGACAACACTGTCTTGTCAAGCGTTTTTGACGACCTAACGTTAGGCACGATCAAAAAGCTACGACAAGAAGCCTCCCCAGACAGGCACGGTTGGATCGTCCTAGGAAGCAACTCTTGGGTCAAGGGATTTGCAGGTGCAAAGGAATGGTGTGAACGAAACAAAAAGGAGCATGAAGTCGTATGGAACATCCCGTACGAACAACTCCTAGAAAAGCTCTCAAAAGCCGAAGGCTTTGTTTACCTTCCAGCCGGTGCAGACACGTGTCCTCGCATGGTCATTGAAGCAAAGCTGTTAGGTTGCAAGCTACAGCTCAATGATTTCGTTCAACACAAGAACGAAGAGTGGTTTGCCACAGACGACCTCACTGCGATCGAAGAATATCTCTACACTGCAAGAAAAACGTTCTGGAACGGCATCAAGGCCGCGATGGACTACAGAGCAACCATCAGCGGTTACACGACAACATACAACTGTATCAAGCAGGGGTATCCGTTCGAGCAATGCATCCAGTCGATGCTGACGTTCTGTGACGAGGTTTGCGTTGTCGACGGCGGTTCAACTGATGAAACTTGGGATCGCCTGCGCGCGTGGGCCTTGAAGGAACCAAGGCTCGTCCTACGTCAGATCAAACGAGACTGGACGTCTAAACGTCACCCGGTGTTCGACGGTATGCAGAAGGCAGAAGCTCGAGCCATGTGCACCAAGGAGTTCTGCTGGCAGATGGACAGCGATGAAGTTGTTCATGAAGATGACGCAAAAAAGGTCGTCGACCTGTGTCGCATCCTTCCAGGAAACGCGGACATCATCTCGTTGCCAGTCATTGAATATTGGGGAGGACCCGACAAGGTCCGCATGGACATCCAGCCTTGGAAGTGGAGGCTTAGTCGAAACAAGCCAAACATCACGCACGGCATTCCTAAGGAGCTTCGGCGTGTTGACGCTGATGGAGAGCTATGTGCCTCTGAAGGAACTGACGGCTGCGACATGATTGACAAGGAGACATATGAAAGGCTTCCCCACGTCTCTTTCTACACCCCTGACATCGAAAGCTGCCGGCAGGTAGCAATGCTGGGAAATGAACAGGCACGCCAGGAGTATGAACGTTGGTTTAACCTTGCTGTGACAGAGCTTCCTAGCGTGTTTCACTACTCATGGCATAACCTGTCTCGAAAGATTCGGCTTTACCGTGATTACTGGACAAAGCATTGGGTGAACCTTGCTGGCGGCGAGTTCGTAGACTCTGCTGAACAAAACATGATGTTTGATGTTCCATGGTCGCAGGTGACTGAAGAGATGATTGAAGCACGCGCTGCTGAGCTTAAACAGATCGGAGGCTGGATCTGGCATCGTAAATGGAAAGGCGAAAAAACGCCATGGATCACTTGCCAAAGGCGCCAACCTTCCTCAATGAAACAAAGCAGCGAGTCTATCGCTTTGTAAGGATGGTTACAAATGAGAACAGTTAACATCAAACACAAGCTTGAAGAGATGGGAGTCGCTGTCGACGGCATTATCATGGGCGACTTTGACTACATCGGAGAATACACTGCAAAAAGAAACAGACGCCCAGACGATCCAAACTACAAGCGCTACGGAGCTTACTATCGCTCAAACTACGAACGCGGGATCCTCATTTACTACCTCATCCGTCAGTTCAACCTGACGTCGATGCTAGAAATTGGATTTGGTCGGGGCTATGCAACGTTTTGTGCAGCGAAGGCCTTCTATGACGCAGGCATCGGCGGCAAGATTGTCACCGTTGACCCGGCTCTTAACGAAGAATACATAAAAAACCTTCAGCACGTCCTGCCGCAGGAGCTCTTTACGTACATAAACTTCTATAAGGGTCCATCGCAGGAAGTTCTTTCCCAGATAGATGGAAGCTTTGATCTGGTTTACATTGATGGCGATCACTCATACCAGGCGACCAAGCATGACTGGGAAAAGACGAAGGACAGGTACAACAAGTTTCTGTTGTTCGATGACTACCACATGCCGTCAAAAGAAGACAAGGGAACGATCCAGTGTAGCCAGCTCATCGATGAGATCGATGATCCCAGCAAAGAGCTGATCATCATGGATCGTCGCATGTTCATTGACGATCGATTTCTTGCCGACGACAAGATCGACTATGGCCAGGTGTTGTTGACAAAGCCCGGAGTCAGCCGTGACGACTGGTAAAAATCGATTTTGTTTTGTCGCACCTATGTTCAATGCGTCAGAGACGCTTGAACGAATGCTTCATTCGTTGTATGGACAGTCATACGACAACTGGCGACTCATCCTAATCGATGACGTCTCTGACGTCGGTGAAGCAAGACGCTGTGAAGAAATCCTCTACAACTTTGAGCAGATGTCGTCAAACAAAGTACGAACCGTTTGGAACGACACAAAAAAGTGGGAGGTGGCAAACGTCCTTCATGGCCTGTCAATGTGTGACGATGAAGACATCGTCTGTCGCATTGACGCAGACGATTGGCTCACTGACTTAGACGCACTTGCGTTTCTAAACGCCTACTACGAGCAAACGGGCGCGGAGGCCATTTGGACTGCACACCGTTGGGGGCTTAGCGACAAGAACATCAGCGGCCCAATGTCTCATGATGCAGACGTGTATAAGCACCCTTGGGTCTCCAGCCATTTGAAAACGTTTCGCAAGCGTCTCATCAACGACGTAAATGACGAAAACTTTAGGGGTGAAGACGGGCAATACATCCGTAGGGCAGGAGACCAAGCGATCTACCTTCCAGTCCTGCACAACACCCAAAAGAAAGGGTATGTTCCACGCGTCTTTTATCACTATACGATCGATGATGTGCCAGCAACGTACCAGACAGACGACGCCAAATTCCAACGTGATGAAGCCTTGTTTTTACGCGCTCGAGGCTACGTCAAATGACAACACACGTCTACTTTAACGGCAATAGGCTGCGCAGCAATGCTTATGCCGTAGCTAAAGATGAAGTCATCTTTAAGTTTTCAACGTTTGGCTCTGCCACTATAATCATTGATGTCTTCAATGAAGACGGAAGGTTGTCGCGAACGTTTGAGTTCACTGCTCGTGGCATCTACGAAAATGTTCCTTACAAAATAACGGAACCCATTCACACATGAAACGGTTTTACCTACAAAGAAACACTGATGCATCAGGCATATCTGGCGTTGGTAACGTAGCTGAAGGATGCCAGTTTGACACAGGATGGTGCGCGTTGATTTGGTTGACAGGGAAAACAGCAATGAGCTTCTATCCAGACATCCAAACGTTAGAGGACATACACGGTCACAAAGGGATGACAAAGGTTGTTTGGGTTGATGATGAATCATCAAACCTCGTCGTGACAAGATGACGCAAGGTCGTGTAAATCGTGATAACATGCCGTAAAATGACTGCATGACGATCGCGGTTTATGGAGCCAGTGATGACATTGTTGTGATTGAGGGCGACGTTGCTGATGAAGTTGCTCCCGGTAAGCTCATCACGGTAGGCGACGAAAATCGGGGGCTTCGGGTGAGGTTTACATACGCGCCGAGCAAAAAGTCAGGTGCTGTGTGGCGTGGTTCGATCGAACAGATCGATGAAGGCGTCCCGATGTTTGACATCGCCGTCGCGCCTGCAGCACCGAACGGTTTTCCAAACCCACAATCATATTCTGTAATGTTTACGATCCAATGTCCTCCTGGAACGCCTGTGAAGGTCGGCAACAGACACATCAATCGTAAGGCTTCAACGTGAAAATCTACGTTAATAGAACCCCAATAAAAGGACCATGGGGCGGCGGCGCACATTTTGTGAATGCGTTTCACTCAGTTACAAAGGAAAGCGGACATGAGCTCATACCGCCAGACTCCATGTCTGTTTCTCCTGACGTGTTGCTTCTTGCTGGGCTTGACAATGACGGAAGAGGGATATCTGTCGAGCAAGCCATCAACTACAAATGGATGATGGCGGCACAGGACCGCAACGTTAAGCTTGTGCTTCGCGTAAACGAATGTGACGCCCGAAAAAACACTAGGCATGTTGATCCTTACCTGCTAAAGCTGTTTCCACACATGGACGGCATTGTTTTTGTGTCGCAGTGGTTGAAGCAGTATTTTTCAGAAAAAGGTTGGAACGGCAAAAACGATTGTGTCATCATCAATGGCGTTGACAAAGAGATCTTCCAACCAATGCCCAAGCTTAACAACGGCAAGCTTAACATCGTTGCTCATCACTGGAGCGACAACAGGATGAAAGGCGCAGACACGTACGAAAAGCTAGATAGGCTTGTTGGAAAGCACCCCGACAGGTTTGCGTTTACGTACATTGGGCGTCACAAGTGTAGCTTTAGCCACACCACCGTGGTTGCGCCGCTTAGCGGCAAAAGCCTCGGTGAAGAGCTCGGAAAACATGATGTGTATGTCTCTGCATCTATCGCGGACCCAGGCCCAAACCATTGCCTGGAGGCCTTGGCTTGTGGCTTACCTACGCTAGTCCATGTAGACGGTGGCGGCTGTTGTGAGTTCGCGGGACAGGAATGCACGTTTGAAACTTGGGAACAGTTGGAGACGATGTTAAACCATGGTTTGCCAAAACAAAACCCAATCCAGCTAGTTGACTGGGAGACATGCATTAAGCAGTACCTAGCGTTTCTGCTGCAAACAAAACAGAAGGGGTCATGAGATGACAAAGCCCAAGCGTGTGAGGTTCTACCAGATGTTGGAAAAACAGCTAAACATTGTCATCAAGGACTTTCTTGGTCAACCACTGACGCCAGCGGTGCTACGTAGCATACGTGAATCGTTACGATTCAAGATTCATAGCATCTTTACGAGCAGCAAAAACTACAACCTATCTCCTGAAGGGGTGACGTGGCTAACGGATCAGTACTTTAAGTCGATCCAGATCTCAGGTGATCAGCTGATAAGCGACAACGTTGTCATCAACGAATATACGCTGCCGGAGCTGCTAGCGTCAGACATCAAGCTGCTGCTTGACCTTTATGGTGACACAAAGCTAGGTCTAGAGCTAAGAACAGAAGCTGAACGTAGAAAGAATGTCTCATGAAAGAATCCAGGTTTAATGAAACCATCACTCGTCTGTTAAACGAAAAGCTTAAACGTTTCTTCAACAAGGACATAAAGCTTAACGCTGTCGTCTGCGTAGAGATCTACCAAACCATTTTTGAGTGTCTGGTTGAGGTGTTTGAAACGTCAAAAAGCGGGTTGACGAACGAAGCAATGAACCTGCTGGCGCAGCTTTACTACGATTCAATCCTTGTCAATGGCCAACACGAGCTTGACCCAAGGATCTTTTCGCAAAGAGCTAAGCTAGAAAACATCCAAACAAAAGAGCTAGCGTTGCTTGCGTTGATGCTGAATGGCACTGAACTAGCCTTTCCGATCCTCGCAGAGATCAAAAAACGTAGCTGATGTTAGTTCATTTTGACAATGTTTCGCTTGGATCGCGTTCTGGCCCAAACACGTTTGCCACGCGCCTTGCGAAAGGCCTTTTGAACGCAGGTCACAACGTAACGTTAGACGCCGATCACGCTGACGTGTCGTTGGTTTTCATCGAACCAACCGGCAAAAAGCTGGCGCGAAAGGTTGTCCAGCGCCTCGACGGCATTTGGTTCAAACCAGACGAGTTTCACGTAAAAAACGTAGCGATAAAGTCTTTGTATGAAAAAGCTGACGCTGTGGTGTTTCAGTCGTCATTTGACAAGGACATGGTGAGCCATTGGTGGGGCACTTCTCCACAGACGTCCTGTCTTGTAGAAGTGATTCACAACGGCATTGACTTGGCTCGCCTAGACAGGATAACGATCCCTGAGCTAGCCAGGATTCGTTCGTCATATGACAAGGTTTTTGTATGCTCGTCAAACTGGCACCCGCAAAAACGTTTGAAAGCAAACCTAAAGCTGTTTGAACACCTAAGAGCCACTCAGTTTCCAAACAGCTGCTTGTTTGTGATGGGCGCAAATCCAGATGTTGTGGTCGCTGACAGGCACGTGTTTTACACAGGATCGCAGCCAGCTGAGGTCTACATGCAAGTATATGCAGCAGCTGACTGGATGCTGCACCTTGCGTGGGCTGATCATTGTCCAAACGTTGTCGTTGAAGCCCTAAGCCAAGGAACGCCAGTCATATGTTCCGAGGTCGGAGGCACAAAGGAGCTGATCGCAAACGGCCGTTATGGCATTGTTTTGAATGAAAAGCCATACGCATTTGAGCTAGCAGACTATGACAGTCCACCAGATGTTGATGTAACACAAGTAGCACATCTTCCTCATCGTAGTGAGCTTAGTTACGATCAAATTCCAAACATTGACATTCAAAATGCTGTGACTCGCTACGTGCAGTTGTTCGAACGCCTAAACGTGGCATAGGTTACCACATGCAACCAAATCCTGACGGCGTCTTTCATAAACGACATGCAAAGACAAATTTCAATCGAGAAGCATGGATAAGGTTCTTTAATGACTAAACGCGCATTTGTAACGGGTCCCTCTGGGCAAGACGGAAGCTACCTCTGTGACCTGTTGATCAGCAAGGGTTATGAGGTCCACGGCCTTGTCAGGCAGACAACGCAGTTTACCCCAGACAAATGGGGTCACTTACGTAACGCCATGAATGCTGGTTTGGTGATTCATCATGGCGATGTGATGGATGCATCTTTGATGCGAACGCTTATCGAAGACGTTAAACCAGACGAAGTGTACAACCTAGCTGCACAGTCACACGTTGGTCAGTCATTTGACCAACCGATCAACACGGTGGGGGTGACGGCATTGGGTCCGTTGCATCTCTTGGAGGCCATCAGACGTTCAGGGACGAAAGCAAGGTTCTACCAGGCATCATCAAGCGAGATGTTTGGCAAGGTGCAAGAAACCCCGCAGCAGGAGACTACAAGGTTTTACCCACGTTCTCCGTACGGATGCGCAAAAGTCTTTGGTCATGACATCACAAAAAACTACCGAGAAGCATACGGTCTTTTTGCGTGCAGCGGCATCTTGTTTAACCACGAAAGTGAGCGCCGCGGCGAAAACTTTGTCACTAGAAAAATCACCCGGGCCGTCGGTAGGATCAAAGCAGGCACACAACACGACCTAGTTCTTGGTAACCTAGACGTTAAAAGAGACTGGGGGTATGCCCCCGATTACGTAGAGGCTATGTGGTTGATGTTGCAGCAAGACGCTGCAAACGATTACGTCATTGGAACTGGTGAGTGTCACACAGTCCAAGAGTTCATTGACATAGCGTTTGCTCACGCCGGGCTTGACCCAAAAAAATACGTACGAACAGATCCAAAATGGATTAGGCCAGCTGAAGTCGATACGCTTCGTGCAAACCCTTCACGGGCAATGCATGCGTTGGGGTGGAAACCTCGCGTGTCGTTTGATGAGCTAGTGGTGCGCATGGTCAACCATGACATAGCGTTAGCTGTCAAAGAAAAGGAAAAAGAATGAACAAGGTATTCGTTCTTGCGCCACGAGAAGACTGGATCGTTGATCGATTTGTCTTTGAGTGGAACAAAGACAATGCAGACGTCAGCGTTGCTAAACCAGCTGATGCTGACGTAATTTGGTTGTTGTCTGACTGGTGTTGGCGACACGTTCCGCTACACGTTTTGATGAAGAAGAAAATCATCACAACAATTCACCATATCGTTCCAGAGAAATTTGACGATCGAGCACTAGCAGAGTTCATTGAACGCGATGCAGTGACAAGCTGCTACCACGTTCCAAACACCCGAACAGAAAAGTTCATTCGTTCATTTACGAAGAAACCGATCTATGTCATAGCCTATTGGGCAAACCAGGATATCTGGTGGCCGACGGGGACGCGGAGTGAGCTTAGGAAAAAACATGGCTTGCCAACTGATGCTTACCTTGTTGGCTCATTTCAACGTGACACAGAGGGTCACGATCAACGAAGCCCTAAGCTTGAAAAGGGACCTGATTTGTTGGCGGACGCCTTAACAAAGCTTAACGAGAGCCATCATAACATTCACGTTGTTCTTGCTGGATGGCGACGGCAATACATCATGATGCGCCTAGACGCCGCAAAAATTAGCTACACCTACTTTGAAAGACCAGCACAAGACGTACTTAATGAACTGTACCAGACGTTGGATCTGTATCCTGTCACCGCAAGACACGAAGGGGGTCCCCAATCGTTGATCGAAGCTGGCCTTCTAAACGTTCCGGTTGTGTCACGCCCAGTTGGGATGGCAGAATGCGTGCTGCCAGCACATTCAATCCATGAAGATGTAACGTTGGCTACACCAACGGTTCCTAACGTCAAACCGTTGATGCTGCCGGTTGGCTACGAACCCTACAGAAAACTCATTCAATCGTTGTGAACGTAGCATTTTTACTCGTTACGTGTTGCCTTGAGCAATCAAGGACAGATGTGCTCACTGAGGTGCTAAAAAACCTCAATGAACAAGCGCCTTGGCTACGTGAGAAGCTAACGGTGTTTGACAATGCGTCTACTGCTCCAGGCACGATCGACGCGTTGTGTAGCAGCTATGTAAACGTCTACCAGGCTGACAAAAACGTTGGCTATTGGTCCGCGATCGACTGGTGGTTACAACACATCACGCCAGCCGCGCCTAGCTATACGTACATCATTGAATCTGACATGATTCATTACAACTTTGCAAAGCTGTCGGAATGCGTTAGCTACCTTGACACAAACGCTGACGTTGGTTCTGTACGGGTGCATGAATACTCAGTTGCTGAGCGTCACCTCTACAACAAGGACGTTCCTCATCGTGATTCTCGAAAAGCGTTATGGCAGTCGCACACAAACAAGGTGACAGGACAACAAGTTTCGTTTGAGCATTCACGCGGTGACATTTGGACGACAACGTTTTTGACGCAGCTGCCAGCATTGAATCGTTACCAAGCAATGAAGGATGTCTTTGATGAGCTAAGGACCATGCCAAGGTTCACGGAGCCAGACTTTCAGGCTCTGTATTGGCGGCGTTATCAAAAAACTGGGCTGTTGGACGGCGGGCTGTTTCATTGCAACCTAAACCCTTATGGCGCAAAGGTTGTGACAGGCTCGTGGACGTCTGAAGCTGACTTGCAACGCCTTGGTTACAAAACAACACGTCGTGCATCGATCGTACCAAGTGACCAGTACATCGTTAGACGACTTGGTTTAGAATCTAAATGATGCTTCGTTACCTAATCTTTGGTGGCACCGGTTCGTTGGGCAAAAAGCTGATAGAACGGCTTACACCCAACAGCTTTGTCGCGAGATGAGAATAAGCACTGGACCCTGCGCAACGAGCTTACTGATACACCTTGGGTCGGAAGGCTGGATTTTTACGTTGGAGACATCCGTGATCATGCACGTGTCAAGGATGTCATCAGACAATACAAGCCAAACCGTGTCATCATCGCAGCAGCGTTAAAACATGTTGACACCTGCGAGCTAAGCCCCGGGGAAAGCGTAGCCACAAACCTCATCGGCACACAAAACGTCATCTCAGCAATCAACGAGCTAAACCTAAGCGATCTTGAGGCAGTCTTGTTTGTCAGCACAGACAAGGCATGCTCTCCAGTAAACGTCTATGGCATGTGCAAAGCTGTGTCCGAAAGGATCGTGACCAGCCAAGCAAATACTGGCTTATCGCACGTTCGTTACCTTGCAGTTCGTTATGGTAACGTGCTTGAGTCTAGGGGAAGCATCATCCCTCTGTTCAAGTACCAAGCAGAGCACGCTGAGTTTTTGACTGTCACTGATCCAACGATGACAAGATTTGTTATGACGCTAGATGACAGCGTTGACCTCATCCTAGCTGCCTTTGAACAAAGTGAGTCAGGGACAACTTTGATCCCTCGGCCTCCTGCGATGAAGATCGGAGACCTTGCAGAGATCTTTTCTGAGCGTTCTGGAAAACCTATCAAGGTCATAGGCTTAAGGCCCGGCGAGAAGGCCCATGAAGACCTCATCAATGAGTCTGAGTCTGTCCGGACAACGAGTGACTCGAAGTATCGTTACGTCATCGGTCCAGCGCTTGACAAGGCATCTGGAAACAGGTTCACATACACTAGCGCTGATAACGTGATGTCAAAGCAGCAGCTTTATGATCACCTTATCAAGCTAAACATCATCGATCGACCGTTGAATGAGTTTACGGGCCTATCGATTGAAGAGATTGCCACCAACAGAAAAAGCTAAGATGAAAATTTACCCACTTTTCAAGGTACACGTCTCCAAAGAAGAAGCCTTGGCTAAGGTTGGAGACGTGTTTGCTTCAGGCTTTATCAATGAAGGCGTACAAGTTTCAGAGCTAACGTTGCAGCTTAGCAAGACGCTTGAAAGCAACAACCTGATCCTTACCAATGCATGTACGTCAGCCTTAACGTTAGCTCTTCACTTGACAGGCGTAGGACCAGGAGACGAAGTGATCTCTAGCCCTATGACCTGCGTAGCAGGAAACGTTCCTATCGTCAACCTGGGGGCAAACATCGTCTGGGGGGACGTAGACTCAAGCAACGGCATGCTTGATCCAATGGACGTTTCGAAAAAAATCACTGACAAAACAAAGGCTGTAGTCGTTGTCGCCTGGGCAGGGACGCCGCCGCAGCTACAGGACCTTTGGAAGATCTGTGATCGACGCGGGATTAAGCTAATCCTTGATGCAGCCCATGCATTCCAGGCCAGGTACCACGGAACGCCCATCCATGAATGGGCAAACTATACCTGCTATTCGTTTCAGGCTATCAAGCATTTCACCACTGGCGACGGCGGGGCGTTGGTGTGCTTAGACAGCAACGACCATAAGCGTGCCAAGGCGCTAAAATGGTTTGGAATTGACCGTGACCGTGCAAAAGATGAAAGCGGTAACTGGAAAGGGCAGCAGTGGGACGTCGACATCGAGGAGGCAGGTTACAAGTTCAACATGAACAACGTTGCTGCTGCGATTGGTCTTTCACAGCTGCCGTACGTTGACAAAATAATGACTGCGCACCGCGCAAACGCTGCTGCATATGACAAGCTGTTTGCTGGCTGCGATCGCGTCAGGCGTTCAACAAGACCGTTTGGCGGAGAGTCTAGCTTTTGGGTCTATACGATGAAGGTGGATCCAAAGCGCTCTAGGCTTCAACGTGATGAGCTGCTTAAAGCGTTAAATGAGGAAGGAATCATGGCGGGCGTTGTTCACGTGCCAAACGATGATTACACAGCCTTCCAAAGGTTCAAGGCTGACCTACCAGGCGTGCGTAATTTTTCAGCAAACCAGTTTAACCTGCCTTGTGGCTGGTGGTTAAACGAAGATGACATTAGGCACATCGCTAACCGCGTGATTGAGCTAACAAAATGACAAAAACGACGATGCCTAGCTACAGGTTTCGGTCCGTTGAAGACGACGATCATGAATGGTTGTGTGAGCTTCACAACGATCCGATCGTGCTAAGGAACGTCACCAATCCGCAGCCGATCACGCTTGAACAGCATTTGGTGTGGTGGAAGGCTGTTTCGCGTGATCCTAGGCAGCTTAGGCTTATTTTTACTGTTGACGGCGCCCGCGCCGGCTTTGCAAAGTTTTACAACATCGATTACGACAACAAAAGCTGCGTTTTAGGTGCAGACATCCACGAAAGCTTTCGTGGGAAAGGCCACGCAAAATCGTTGTGGTCGTTGATGCTTGACAAGTCATTTCTCACAATGAAGCTACACAGGGTTTCGTTGACAACCGCTGAGTTCAACGTCATCGGGCAACGTGTCTACAGGAACCTTGGCTTCAAAGACGAAGGTCGTTTGGTCCAGTCGTTGTATCGTGACGGTACGTTCCATGATCAGCTGTGTATGTACATGCTGCGTGATGACTGGGTAGATCCATGAAACCTAGGGTTTTTATCGGCACGATGCACTGTGGGGAAGGAGGCTTTAGCTGCCATAAAGCATCCATCAATGAGCAAAAAGGAGTGCAGGTCACACACGTTGTCGTCTCAGATCTTCCTGAAAAGGAAGCCCACAACGCCCTGTGGGGTGCATGGCGAGAAGCCAAGGCTGAGCACGACATGTTTATCAAGGTTGATGCAGATACTGAGTTAGCGCACGATGAAGTTGCACTCGAATTCTGGCAGTTTATGCAGTCAAACACCCGCATCACAGGCATCCAGGCACCGCTGTTGGATTACTTCACTGACGGATACATCAATGGTTTGAACTGCTTTAGCCCACGTGTCACGTTTCTTGACTCATCTGATGAGTTGTTCTGCGATCGACGCGTTGATGTGGATCATGACCTGGTCATCAAAGCTGATAACGTACCACAACGCTTGCGTCCAGCAGGTTATCATTGCTACCATGCTTCACCAATGCAAGCATTCCATTTCGGTGTTCACCGCGCGCTCAAGGGCCAACGTCAGGTGCTAGATCTAATGAAAAAAGCGTGGGATCGTCACCAAGATGATCTTCGAGCCTGGGCGCTCGTCGGCGCATCCACCAGCCCCACGTTCACCGACGGCGGTTTCAATTATTCAGATGAACGTTTCAAGCAAGCATTTGACGGTCTTGCTAAGAGGTTCGATCAGCTAAAGAAAACCCTATGAAACGTGTCCTGCACATCGTTGACTCAAGGGACTACATAGCAACGAACTGCTTCCAGCATCAGCTGGCCCGGGCGCTGCCGAAGGCTGCAAACGTGGTGACGATGGAGCTAAACGAGGTTCTTAGCTGCCGCACAGTCAAGGACTTTGATCTTGTTGTCAGCTGCCTCAAGCAGCGTACCTTAGCAAGGGCATCCAGCGACCTACGCGTTCCGCTTGGCTCTGTCCCAGTTGTGGCGTACGACCAAGATCCATGGGAGGCGTTTCGCGATGGCTCTCCCTACAAGGGTGCGTACCAATCGATCGCATCGTATCTAAACATCAAGGCGTTTGCAGTCACCACAAAATGGTGGGCAGATTACATAGCTAAGCAAGGAATGCCGAGCATGTTTGTTCGGATGTGGATGCTTCCTGAGTACTGCACATCCACACCTTGGTTCGATTCAAGACCCATCAACATTGGCTTCATCGGTTCCTTGCATCCGTACAGAAAGAAGCTCTTCAACCAGCTTGAAAAGCTTGGTACGTCTGTTACTGTTCTAAGCGGTGGTCTCAATTACGTAGGTTACCTCACCAGCCTATCACAGATGCAGTGCTTCATCCATAGCGAAGATGCGCCTATTACGATCAATGATGAACTTCACAACCTCAACGTAGGCCTCTGGATCAAAGACGTCGAAGCCGCGTCACGAGGGTGCTTCAGCATCCGCAATAGGGGCAGCGATTCAAACACATACCTCGATGGCATCAGAACAGTACTGCTGTACGATGATCCGGCTGAAGTGCCGGAGCTCTTACGTTACATCCAGAAAATGAATGCCGTAGACAGGCAGTGCCTTATCAACGAAACCGTAGAATACATCAAAGGGGCTGACAGGTGGCAAGAAACGGCAAATGCGTTGGTCCTGAACAGTTCTCCTGCTAAGCAATAGAATGGTGAACATGAAATCAATCGCAGTGATCGGGCAGGGGTTCGTAGGAGGTTCTCTCACTACAGTTTTCGCAGAACGTGGTTTTGATGTGTATGCTTATGACAAGCTTGGTAAGCTAGCACCGGGTGGAAAATTCTCCTTTTCAATCGCTGGTAGTCCACTTCCTTGTTTGTCCGTCAAGCAATTGGTTGAAACGTGTGAACCGAGAAACGATTTCAGCAAGATCTATTTCGTTTGCTTACCCACACCGATGTTCGAGGACGGAGAAGCTGATCTGTCGATCGTTGAAGGTGTTCTTAAGGAACTATCCGAACAAGCCGGTGAACGTATCGCAGTCGTCAAGTCGACGGTACCGCCAGGTAGCACTGAGCGTTGGAACAAGATGTTTGAAAGCTCAGGATTACACGTCATTTTCAATCCTGAGTTTTTGACTGAAGCAAACGCCTTGGACGACATGCGGAACCAGAACCGCATCATCCTCGGTGGCCCCCGCCCATACATCAACGCAGTCAAGCTCATCTTTCAGAAAGCCTTTCCAAGCGTTCCACTGATCAAGACATCCAGCACTACAGCAGAGATGGTGAAGTACTTTACCAACGTGCAGCTTGCTGCGCGGGTCGTCCTGTCGTGTGAGCTGTCGCAGGTCTGTGATGCCCTTGACAAAAAGGGACTCAATATTGACTACGACAAAGTCGTTGAGTATGCAAAGCTTGACCCGCGCCTCGGCGGAAGCCACATGAACGTTCCTGGACCTGATGGAATCCCCGGCGCACGTGGGCACTGCTTTCCGAAGGACCTCAATGCGTTGATTTACGTCGCAAGCTCCTTGGGTGTTGACCCAACGGTCATGTCAGCCATCTGGAAGAAAAACCTTGAGGTTGTTCCATCTGAACACCGTGACTGGGAAAAGATGGCTGGACGTGCCGTCAGCAAGAAGCCAACGTAAAAGCTAGTTTTGTTTCACGCCTAGGACTTGGGCAGCAAACTCTGACGCAATGTCGCTTGGGTCAGCTGCGAATGCATCAACTGGGTCCATGTCTTGGATAAAAGGCAGCAGCTTTTGCGTTACCTTTTTCTTGT